TTCTAAATCAGTCAAAATAAATTCCTCCTTTTTGAATACTTGGCTTAAACAGAAGCCTGTATCAACAGGATAGGAGAGTAAATGCAAAAAGTCAATAAAGAGACGAGGTAAGAAGAATGGAAAAATTAATAGAATCAAGAGGCCAATATCTCGAAATAAGAAGCAGGGTATTTAAAGACATGGAAACAATAGAGAACACATGCAATCTATTCGGTCGAAACTGTTTTAAAGAAGAATATATGAAATATATAAAAGCCTTGCACAGACTCAGAATGGCATTCATCTTCAGCGAGGATGAAAACGAAGAGAGCTTTGGTGAAGTCTTCGATGGACTTTTTGAGAAGAAAAAAGAACTGAAGGACCTGACTGTAAAGTATATTGAAGCCAGGAAAGAGGAACAGAGAAAAGAAGCGGAGAGTATAGCATTCAAATAGCCGAAACGGTCAGCAATGACCGTCACACCGGGGATGACCGCCCGGTGTCTGATGATGGCAGGTCGGGAAGGAGTGAGAAGAAAGTGAAAATGATAAAACTTGGAATCAAAAGAGGGGACGGCGGGAGAACGAAAATCATATCTAATGAAAATATGAAAAATATAGAGCCGATTCTTCGCGAACTCAGAAAGACATCTCGAAAATTGAGACGCCTTTCTAAAAACGGATTTGAAATTAAACTCACTATTAATAATTAGAATATCCATCAGGAAGCGGAACAGAATCGATCATGTCCTCTTCAGTGCTGGAAGCGTCACAAACATAGTTTAAACATACAGTTTCACAATCAATATCATCGTCGGGATCAAGAATTGAGAGTGTAACATACTCAAATCCATCTTTTTGAGAAGCCTTTAAGCTTTCAAGAAGTTCTGAAATTTTATAAACGTTCATGGGTATCTCCTTTCATAAAATACTAGGCATTGCCGTGCCGGTATCTAAAGTATAGAAGAATGCCGAAAAGAAATCAATACAGAAAGAGGTGAGAACAGCAATGAGTGAAAAAGAAAAGAAAGAAATCGCTGAAATGGTAGAGACAGCCAAACATCTGGCCGCACATGATCCGCAGGCATTCATGATCGCGAAAAGCAACATGGACATTCTGAAGATCAGAGCAGATATGGACAAACAGGAAAAAGAACCAGCATAATGAGGTGAGGCTATGAATGAAAAACAGAAAATGATGGAAGAAGAACTTGCTTCCATCGGGATCAATAACTTGGATGAGCTAAACGAAGCAATCAAAAAAGAAAAGCTGGATGTGACTCTGATGGTCGCTCCGATTGCAAAGAAACATACAGCTACAGGATAGGAGGACAAGCATGCAGTTAAAACCAGAGACGCCATTGATTAAGAAGCTTGAGATCAAGCGTCTGGAAGACGAATGTGAGAAATTAAGGACGTGGATCTGGAGATTGACGATTATTGGAGAATTAATACTGATTGCAGTGTTACTTGCATGTGTAATTAATTTTTACGTCATAACTTAACGGGAGGTGGAGAAGATGCATGAAATTCCAAAGATTTTAACAGAAGAAGAATTTGCCAAGCGACTGCAGCTGGCCAAAGAAACTCTGAACGAATACAACTGTAAAAATGACATCGAAAAAGGACTGATCGTAATGTCCGGCTGGGTAAGTGTAGATGGACAACCAGTATACACACCAGCACAACTCAAGAGACTTTTTGACTTGGCATATACAGGAGGTGATACCAATAGGACAGAGAATGTGGCAGACACAATCTGCTAAGCAGGAGTGCAGGAACTGCGCCTACATGAGAGATCTGGGTGACGGAGAGTGCATATGTGGGAAAGACCCATCCATAACGGTCATGGAAGAGTACCAGGAATCAGAAGACTACAGATCCTGTGGATGCCCGGAATGGAGATGGGGATAGTGATACAAGTGAATAAAAAAATAAGGCACATCATTATGCGGATGATGTACCTCAAGACTTCTTCGCCTACCGAAAATATAAGTCAAAATTATAATACCATCGGCGGGCGGAAAAGTCAAGAAATACGGGCATTTTCGTCCGTTTTCATCACTTGTTAAGAATATTAAAGATAGGACATACAGGTGGATGAAAAAGAGATATAAAAGACTGATATATACGTTTGAACATTCGGTAGAGATATATGAATACCTGGATGGGAAGTATGGAGCACCGGGAACGAAAAGAGGGAAGAAGAGAAAAGCCACATTGGAAGAGATCCGATTCCGGAATCAGTGGAATAGAGAAAGAAAAGCAAGGCATAAGCTGAAGACGTGGTTCCATGAGAATGATTACCTGGTATTGTTCACATACAAAAAGGATAAGCGTCCACCTGATATGGAGACTGCAAAAAAGCATCTGGCGCAAGCCATGAGGAAGGTGAGAGAAAAATATAAAAAAGCCGGGAAGAAAATGAGGTGGATGGCAAATATCGAAGTAGGTACAAAAGGAGCCTGGCACGTACACATAGTTATAAATCGGATACCGGATGCAGACATCATCATTAAGGATGCCTGGGAGCATGGAGCAGTAACCTTCAAGCACCTGTATGAAGCGGGAGATTTCAGAGATCTGGCCGGATACATCACGAAAACACCAGAAACATGCGAACGCTATGGAGAGCACTTAAGAGAGACAAGCTATCATGCGTCCCGCAATATGCCTCTAAAGGAGCCGAAAGAAGAACGCTTTGTGCAGTGGAGAGAGATCAAGGACAGGAAAGGCTACTACTTAGATAAAGATACATACTACGAAGGAACAAATAAATTCACCGGGTACAAATACCGGTATTACACCATGATTAAGTTGGATAGGAGAATTTAGAATGCTGATTTTAAACGGAGCAAGCGAGCAGAAACTAAAAGAATTAGTTGCGGTATCAGTCGAGCTGAACAAAGTACTGCATGAGCACCACATAGACACACCTAAACTTGCAGTGGATAATGCAAATGTGTTAAAAGATGCGCTCGATGAAGTGATGGCCAGGAGACGGGAACAGATCGACGAAATTCTCAAAACAGAGAATAGTACCAAACAGGAACACCAAAGGGGCACAGAAAAATCATGTTTAGAGTAGATATCTACACGACTGTAAAATCCAGTTCCAACAGTAAAACACTGGGAAAATACGGATTCATATGCACGTGCGTAAAGAAGTCCGGAGAGATTGGAAAAATCCAAGATACCGGTCAGATAAAAGGCACACGACACGAAACAGAAGTAAAGGCAATCACAGAAGCATTGAGCCGCCTGAACCAGTCCTGCGAGGTCCATATCCACTGTGAGGACACATTTGTGGTGAACATGATCGACTATCACATACATGAATGGGCCGGGAATGACTTCCGAAAAACCAATGGAACACCGATCGCAAACGCAGAAGGCTGGCAGAAGCTCTGGAAGAAGATGCAGGGGCATCTGATCCGAATGGAAAAGGGACGACATGCATACAGCGACGAAATTAGAAAAATAATGGAGGATACATAGATGTTTGATAAATTTGGAGAATTGAACTCCTATACAGAAATTAATGAACTTGCAGAAAATTTGTTCAACGAAGGCGATGAGAAATCATTGAGAGAAATGGCTGAAGAGAATGGCATACAGAAAGAATATGTGGACATGTATCTACAGGGAGAACTCCCCGCACTGTGTGATCAGCTCACTGCAGCTCTTGGGAAAATCGATATTGAAGTAAAAGAACTGAAGCCAAAAGAAATCATGGGGGATTGGGTAGAATACCTGAGAGGGCAGTGCATGGAAAATGATCTGTTATCCAGACAGGTTCGAAAGAAAGAAAAATCACTGAAAGGATGTATAGCGGCATTACTGACATGGTCGTTCAAAAATCAACAGCAGGTCAGCGGAGACATATTGAAGGCAGCAGGTGTATCGACTGGCAGAGTCACATTAGGAATCCCGGGTATGGCCAGAGCGAAGCAGATCATCACAGACTACTATATGGGAAAGTAGGTGCCAGTGGATGAAGAAGAAAACGATTGAGAAGATACCGTATCTAGGGTTAAAGAAAACCAGTAGAAAAGAAGCGGTCAAATATATCGGTGTAACGGCAGTAAAGATTGTTGGACACGAAAAACATCTCTTTGTGGAAATATATCGTAACAAAAAAGAATCAAGAGAAACACCGCTGGTACGGATCGCATTAACAAAAAAAGACTTTGGAACATATTGGCCAGAAAAAGAAAAATGGACACACCAACAAGCGGAGGAAGATGGCGGATATGGAAAACTGATATGGACAGAACGGATCTCTGCATACGAGAAGGAGGAAAACATCCTGCAGAGTCAAGAAGATTTGGAACGAATAAAGAAATTCTGTGAAGTAACCGTCTACGATGACGCGAAATGGTGGGAATACATAAGCGGACATGAGAATGATATCGTAATAACAGCTAGAAGGAAACGGGAACAAAGAGAATATGTACGCCGTAAAGAAGCACTGGCAGATAGAATTGCGCACACGGGAGAACTGCCAAAAGAAAAGATTCTGGCCAGAGCGGATGAAATATATTTTCTTAATGAGCATTACCTGTATTACAAAAAGCATGGGAGCTGGACGCATATAGCCTGCAGCAAATGCGGGGGAGTTACAGATGCAAGATGGAAAACAGGTATATCTTACGAAAGTCAGTTCCAGAGACATACCGAAGAACCTAGAGAAGGACGTTATGGAACATGTCCAATGTGTGGAGCACGTGGAAAATACAAATGTCAAGGCAAGGTAAAAGGCGCACATAGTAAAACGATCCATGTGTTCCTTGGACAGAAATACAAAGAACAGGGAATGGTTTTCCGATATGTGGAAGTGGAAAAAGAATGGAGACTAGGGCTCATCGACGGAGAGATGGGGACGGAAATGTATAACGCATGTGAAAAACTTTCAGGCATAGAGACGACAAGAATATATTTTGAACCAGGAAAGAAAACTCAAAAAGATTATCAAAAATACAATCCGTACACAGGAAAAGATTTTTGGGACGATTGTGATCTGCAAGGAATGCAACATATAACAATAGACCGCGCACCAATCATGATGGAAACTTACGAAGAGATGAAAGGAACAATGTTTCAATACAGTGGCTTACGAGAATATGTCAAAGACAAAAAGGGGAATATAAATCCGGTAAATTATCTGGAATGTTACAAACGAACACCGCAAATAGAGATTCTGTCAAAAATGGGGCTAGTTGACATAGTAGAGTCACTGGTTGGTTACGAATATGGAATTATAGCAGATGAAGATGCGAATAGATTGGACAAGTTCCTCGGAATTCGAAAAGAACGGATAAAGCAGCTGATAAGACGAAAAGGAAATCTAAAACTTCTGGAAGTTATGCAGACGGAGAAGCGCCAAGGACAGCATTGGACAGATGAACAGGTAGAACACCTGACAGAGACTGGATTGGAATACACGCAGATAGAAACGGCCACTAGATACATGACATTGCAAAAGCTGCTCAATCGTATAGAAAAATATGCCGGTTGCGAATATGGAACGGAGTGCAGCAGGGCGTCGGCCCGGATAAGACATATGGCAACAATCTATACCGATTATCTGAGCATGAGAGTAAACCTGGGATATGATCTAAACAATACAGTATATCAACAACCGAGGAACTTAGAGGCAGCACACAACAAAATGGTCATGGAAACGAACAAAGAAGAAATGGACAAGCGTCTTAATGAAGTAGCAGAGCGTTATCCGGAAATCAGACACATCTACAGAAAACTGAGAAATAAATATTTCTACGAAGATGATAGTTATATCATTAGACCGGCCAGATCGGCTGAGGAAATAGTCATGGAGGGACGTATGCTTCATCATTGCGTTGGAGGGAACAACTATCTGAAAAAACATAACACAGGAAAGACATACATATTGGTGCTGCGATTTAAAGCAGAGCCTGATATCCCATATATCACGGTAGAAGTGGATGCGAAAAAATCAAGCATTATACAGTGGTATGGAGACAGGGATGGAAAACCGGATGAAGACAATATGCAGTCATGGTTAGATACATGGCTGACGAAAATGAAAACGGGAACACTGACAGAAGCGGTCCGGACAGCAAATATAGCATAAGGAGGAAAACATGGAATATGTGCAGTTAAACCTGGATGACTGGGTGCAGATGAAACAGAAATTAAGACAGGAGCTCATAGGAGTGAAACAGGGCTTTGTCCGAATAGGATATGCCTTGAGGCAGATTGACGATCAGAAGCTGTATGAGAGAGACGGGTACAAAAGTATAGCAGAATTCGCTCGGGCAGAGTACGGCCTGGGAAAGTCTATCACAAGTCGATTCATGAGTATAAACAAGGAGTATTCCATTGATGGATACTCCGAACGCCTCCGGCCAGAATATGCCGAACTGGGAAGGAGTCAGCTGGAGGAAATGCTGAAACTTCCAGATAGTGACAGACAAATGATCCAACCGGAAACTTCTAGAGAAGACATTCGGGAATTAAAACGATTCAATAAGATAGAGCCGGCAGCAGGTGTGGCAGACGATATCAAACAGGTGATCGAGAAATTCTACCATGATAATCCGAATATTCTGAATACGGTATTCAGCGGAGAGTTCGATGAAGCGAGAATCAGCAAATTCAGCGAAATTGTGAATCCAGCAGGAAACCGATCGTATAAAAAAGGACTTTATTTCATGATGATGTACGAAAATCGTGTCACGTTCAAGAAATTTGGAAGCACACCTGAGAATATGACCTGGTGGGAATTCTACCAGATGACGGTAAATATTTTTGGAGAAATGGCAGCAGGATCTGAAACTTGGAAGAATTATTTCGGAGAAGAAAACAATGAAGGAGACCATGGAGATATTACGGACGATGGAACCGGAGCTTGTGAAAAAATTCCAGACGGAACCAAAACTGCTGATGCAGGAACAGACGAGACAGAAGAGGAAAAAACAGGATTACCAGACGAGAAAAGTAACATTTATGATGGAGAAGAGACTGACTGTACCGAAGATGAATCTACAGCAGAGAAGAGCTCAGAAGAGGGAGTTGCGCCGGCGCAAAAATTGGCGGAAATACCAGTAAAAACTGGGGCTGCAGAGGGAGGAAAGGACGAAGACAATAATATAGAATTGGCCACAAAACAGCCGAATCCACCGACAAAAAGTGAGGAATTACCGACAGAAAATGAAGAAAAACCAACCGAAACACATGACACCGTTGCAATACCTGCAGAAACAGAAGAAAAAGAATCGGAAAAGGCAGAAGAAACCACAGAAGTAAAATCCGAGCTTCAACAGGAAAATACTGATGAAACTCAGATTCCTGGGCAGACAGAATTAGTCAAAGATTTTCCGGAATACTGCCCGCCGGACATGAATACTCCGGAACAACAGGACCAATCAGAAGAAGTAAAGCCGGCATATGCCACAAGAAGATTATATCTTTCGTCAATCAATGCCGATACGGCAGCAGAATACATGGGAAAAGCCATGGAAAAGGCAATCCGCAATATGCCGGGAGTAAGTTTTGGAGTCCTGACGAAGGAATCATTCTGGAAAGAATTCTTCGAAACCGAGGTCGATCGGAATGGAGTTGAGATCGAATGTGTGAATTAATGTTCCCGAAGCCAACAAAGAAGAAAAAAAGAAAACACCATCCGGCTCCGATCGTGGACACTGTAAAAGGCGAATGCTTTCTATGCCGACTGGAAGGCATCCGCCGGCAGCAGCAGTATACAGAAGAGCATCATGTGTTCTACGGTGGCGGACTGAGGAAAGTGAGTGAAGAGAATGGATTTAAAGTCTATCTGTGTAGAGACCACCACAAAGACGGACCAAGGGCGGTACATAACTGCAGAGAGACGCGTGAGTTATTATGCCGGATATTCCAGAGGAAGTATGAAGAAACACATACAAGAGAAGAATTCCGAGCATTAGGCATAAAGAATTATTTGGAGGACGAAGAAAGATGAAAATTTTAGAAGGCAAAGAACTGGAATACAGTAACTGGTATGAAAAAAACAGCGATCCATACGGAAGAGCGTGCTTTACGTACGCCGAAAGATGGGCGGACTTACTGGAAAAGAAAATTGAAGAATCCGATGATCCGGAAAAGACTATTGCAGATAATGCAGGAAAATTGAGCCATGAGGCCGATGTAGAGGGAATAACGGGATTCATGTACGGGGCAGCGGTCAGTATTCTTTCACAGTGTTGGTTATACGGAGAATACCTCAGGAAATGGCACAACAAAGAATATAACTATGATGGCGACGGAGTTGTAAATCCGGCAATTATAACGATCGAAACAGAATGAGAAAGGAATGACGGAGATGAAGAAAGGAAAATTATGCTACGGAAAAAGCAAAACACTCGCTAGGTGCCAAGAATGGGATACTTGCCAGTCGTGCGCTCCGTCTCTATCAAATACAGCAGAAGACACATATTTCTACGCAACTCCTATTGGACCATGCGTCAGGGATGACAATGGAATTCAAATGAGTGCAGCAGAAATAATAGAAAAGATGAGACAGATACGGATGAACCAGATCCAAATTATCGTAATCAATCCAAAAGACTCGGAATTGATTGATTTAAATAAATTGACAGGAGATGTCTATGTACTTGAAGGCAACTGTATTGAAAGAGGAACAGCAGCTATCCTTATGAATGAACTTAAGGATATGGTGTGGAAAAATATCTGCGAAGGAAGAATGAGCTATAAGCGAGGACAGAAATGGAGGAAATTTGAATGAGATTAATTGATGCGGATGCAGAAATCAAGAAAATTGAAGAAGAAATAAAACGCTCGTACAAAGCCATTGACCGCTGGAGATCAAGAGGAATGCCTGGCAGCAGTCTATATGATATAGACGCGAAGGTCCGGCAGATCAAAAATAATATAGCAGACTGCAAACGGGAAATCCGTATGCTGAAAAGCTACACTACAGCATACAATCCGGACAAAGTCGCAGAAGAAGTAAAAGACTGTGCTGAAGAATTCGAACTATTTTTTGGAACACGTCAGAATTATGTAGAAATAAATTATGCAATCGAAGCTATAAAGCGAGGTGGAATTGTTGAACAGCCAAGAATATGACCAGATAGAAGAAGCGGCCAATAGACTGCAACACGAAGCAAGTGTCAAATACAGCAGAGAACTTGAAAAAGCTCAGAAGTATAAAGAAGGTTACACACAGGGAGTAGAAGATCTGTTGAGATGCATAAGAAGAGGTGAATGACATGGAGATAAAAGAAAAATTAAAACACTGGATCATAATGGTAAGCACCAACCAGTGCCTGGGATGCTGCTTATTCTGCGAGTGGTGGAACATGTGTAAATGGGAAACAGAAGAGAGGAGAAAGAAAAAATGATATTTTTAGGAACACCGGGAATGAAAGAGTTTTTAAAACGGAAACATCCGGAGATATTACAGGAACATCCAAGGGATTGGCATGAGGTGATTACAAAAGACACATGGGACGAATACGATGAATGGAAACAGACCGAAGAAGGAAAAAGGGTAATAGGTAAATTGTAATGACAAGAAAAGATATTCTTAAAAAATACGGATTCAGCTGGATGAGCAATGTTAACCTGAAGGAAGAACTTTCAGAACAGGCGGCAGCAGAATTTGAAGATCTGATAAGAACTCTGGCCGAACATAACCGTGGACCGGAACCGCCAGAAACAGGCTGGAAGAAACAGATATATATAACCAATTCATGAAAGGAGCAGGCAGATAGAAGAAAAATATAAAGAATAGCACCAACCGGGTATTGTATCACACGCAACCGGACGATATAGAATTCCAGCCGGCAGCAGAATGCACCGTGCATAAAGAAGGGAGGAAAAAGGAAACAGACATTATGGTAGAAAAGGTGAATAAATCACTGAAGAAATAAACATGTGCGACATCGCACAGACGAATGAAGAAAAAGGGTGAGTGAAAGTAACATAAAAACAAGCAGTAGATCCGTCCTGCCAGACACATATCTACTGCTCATCACTTATACCTAAGGACATTATAACATAGATGCCTCTTAGGTTTCAAGGAGGGTTACTATGTATAATACCAACATTAAAGCGGAAGTTATTAATAATGTCATTTTCCGGATGTCTCAGTATGTAGACAGAACAACTCTGGACATCCTGCAGAAGATACTGGAAGAGCAACTGGTTGCGGTAAACATGGAAGAGATTACCACACTCCCAGCGGAGTTAAAAGTATCTTACGAAGAGCAGAACCGATACTACATCGGTCTTATGATGATCAAAAAGAAAAATCTCCGGCAGGTCACAAAGAACCAGTACAGAGATGCTGCTACGAGATTAGCAACAGCGCTGAATAAACCATTGAATAAAATTGATGAGATTGACATCGATTACTATTTGCACTGGTATTCAGAACGATCCGGAAAGAAAGGCAATAAGAATACAGCAGCAACCGTAAATAATGAGAGACGGTACCTGTCTGCCTTCTTCACGTGGATGCGGAAAGAACACTTTATAACTTTCAATCCAGTGGAGAATACGGAAGCGCTGAAAGAAGTGAGAAAACCGATTGACTACTTCCGGCCGGCAGAGATGGAAGAGTTAAGGGAAGGCTGTGAATCCAAACGCGACCGTGCCATTATTGAAGTGTTCCGCAGTACCGGAGCAAGAATCGGAGAGATTGCACCACTGAACCGGGAAGACATTGACTGGAGCACAGGGGATATCATGATTCTGAGTGAAAAGAGCGAACGCTATAGAGTGATCTATCTGGATGAGGTGGCAAGGTTCCATCTAAAGAGATACCTCGACACCCGTACAGATGATAATCCGGCACTGTTCGTTGCTCAGAGGAAACCTTTTGCGAGACTTTCCGTCAATGGATTAAGGGACGTTATCAAGCGGATTGGAAAGAGAGAGGGTATGTCATGCAGGGTATATCCGCACAAGATGCGTAAAACGCTCGGCATGAATCTCAAGAACCGTGGAGCAGATATTGGTATTATACAAGAAATCATGGGACATGCAAGTCCAGAAGTAACAGCAAGATACTATGCAGAATCCACACCAGAAACCTTACGAAGCGTCAGAATCAGGACGTCGGCGTAAAGGAGATAATATGAATCACGAAGGGTATAAGGACACAACAGCAGAAAAGGCAATAGCAAGGTATAACAGGATGCCGTATCATATGCGGAGAGCGTTAAAAGATCTGCAGGATATAGCCAGTCTGTTCGGATTCGAAATCCTGATCGTTCGCGACAGACGAACAGGAAGGAGATATAAAGTTGAAGATCAGACCGATTAACGAAGATAAATATGGCATTAACAAATATCAGTTTCTTGAAGTAAAATATCACTGTTTACAATATCCAGAATGGAGAAGGGAACTCGCAGAACTTACAAATACTATAAAAGCCATGCAATATGGCCAGGAAGGAAAAGGCAGTCCGAGCCAGGCGTCCGCTACAGAGCGCCTGGCTATCAGGCGTGTAGAACTGGAAGAAAAGTGCAAGCGAATCGAACAGACAGCAATTGAAGCAGATCCGGAGATCTATCAGTGGCTGCTGGAAGGGGTAACTACAGAATATGCTACATACAGATACTTGAGGGATGCAAAAGGGATGCCGTGCGGAAAGAAAATGTACTACGACAGAAGACGGAAGTTCTATTACCTCCTGTCAACAAAATTTAAAAAGAGGGGGACTCAGGATACATAAAAGTGTGTTATTATGATATTGTCCGAAAATTGAAAAGGACATACTCACCCTGAAGGTGGCAGCAGATGATGTTGCCACCTTTTTACGTGAAAATAAAAGATAAAACGAGATTGTTGAAAGATAAAAATCAAAAACGAAATGAATGAGGGGTGGTGAGGCGTGGCAAGAGCACCCGATCAGAGGGCTATTGAAGCGAAAGAATTATATGACAAAGGGCTGAAATTAATTGAGATTGCTAAGGAACTGGATGTTCCGGTTGGGACAGTCCGGAGCTGGAAGAACAGACAGTGCTGGGATAATGCAACGTTGCAAAAGAAAAAACGCAACGTTGCGAAAAAAAGAGGCGGTCAGCCGGGGAACAAAAATGCCAAAGGGCATGGCGGGACAGGGCCGCCGGGAAACAAGAATGCAGTTAAGACAGGAGAGTTCGAAACTCTCTTTTTTGATACCCTGAATCCGGAAGAACTGCAGCTGGCCGAGACGATTGGACTCGACAAAGAGCAGCTGCTCCTACAGGAAATACAGCTACTTACGGTTCGTGAATACCGCATGTTGCACCGAATAGAAGCATTGAAAAATGCTGAAACACAGCAAAACAAGGATGAGAAGTCGCCACCGGGAATGACGGTAGTAAAATACGCCGATGGACTGGAAAAAGGAGATCGTACAGAACTAAAAGAATATGCCGGAATACTTGGCCAGATCCAGCAGATAGAAGATGCACTCACGAGGGTACAGGCCAAGAAACAGAAGGCAATCGAAGCTATCCATAAGTTTGGCTACGATGATGCCAAGTTAGAACTTGCTACGATGCAGTTAGAACTCCAGATCATGAAACAGGATGGAGGATCGCATGAAACAGCGGACGACGGATTCATGGATGCCATGAACGCTACAGCTTCAGAAGTTTGGGGTGATCAGGATGTATGAAAAGATCACAAATCTGAAGAAAAAGATCCAGGCTATGAAGAAAAGCCGTCTGCAGACAGTATATAATCAGATATTCAAGTTCAAACCGTTCTCAAAAAAGCAGAAACAGGTACTGACATGGTGGTGTGCGACGTCGCCCGTAAAAGATTACGATGGGATTATAGCAGATGGAGCTATCCGATCGGGAAAGACAGTGTGCATGTCGCTATCCTACGTGATGTGGGCGATGGAAACGTTCAACGGACAGAATTTCGCCATGTGCGGGAAAACCATCGGATCATTTCGAAGGAACGTACTGTTTTGGCTAAAACTCATGCTAAAGGCAAGAGGCTATGGTGTGGTAGACCACAGAGCCGACAACCTGATAGTGATCACAAGAGGAAAAACGACTAATAACTTCTACATATTCGGTGGAAGGGACGAAAGCTCCCAGGACCTGATACAGGGAATCACACTGGCAGGAGTCTTCTTTGATGAAGTGGCGCTTATGCCGGAAAGTTTCGTGAATCAGGCTACCGGCCGATGTTCGGTAGATGGATCGAAGTTCTGGTTTAACTGCAACCCTTCCGGACCCTACCACTGGTTTAAGGTCAATTGGATAGACCGAGCCGTTGGATACATTGGAAAAGAACGGGCAGCAGAGTTAAGGGCGAAAGATGAACCGGTCAAGAATATCCTATACGTACATTTTGTAATGGATGATAACCTGAGCCTCAGTGATGAGATCAAAGAAAGATACCGGAATACATACAGAGGGGTATTCTACAAGCGTTACATTCTTGGCCTGTGGGCGATGGCAGAAGGTATTATCTATGACATGTTCGATGAAGAACGGCATGTAAAAAAGATAACAGAGTTTTTCCAGCTGCTGATAAACGGAAATAGATATGTAAGTTGTGACTACGGTACACAGAACGCTACGGTCTTCCTGTTATGGAACAAGGGCGTAGACGGAACATGGTACTGTACCAGAGAATACTATTACTCCGGAAGAGAAAGGAAACAGCAGAAAACAGATTCAGAGTATGCTACAGATCTGAAGAAGTGGTTGGAAGGAACGAAGATAAAAGCGATCATCGTGGATCCGGCAGCAGCTTCATTCATAACGGAATTACAGAAGAGAGGATACAACGTCATTAAAGCCAAGAATGACGTAGAAGATGGTATCCGTGTAGTAGGCACATGCCTGAACAGAGAAAAAATCAAATTCAGCGATGAATGCGTAAATACAAGAAAAGAGTTTGCTACTTACGTATGGGATGAAAAGGCAGCAGAAAGAGGAGAGGACAAACCGGTAAAACAGTTTGACCATGCAATGGATGCAGTGAGATATTTCTGCTACACCATCTTAAATGTACAGAGAGCAAGAATTAAGAATAAAGCGAAAGTAGGATTCCACTAAGGAGGTGAGAAAGATATGTATAATTTTGTTATGCCTGCAGAGGAATGGGATGAAATGAATCCGAATAAGCAGGCAATCCGGCATTTGATCCTCAAACATCGATCAGGATATGAAAGACTGAATAAGTTAAAAAGATATTATGAAGGCAAACATGACATTCTCGAAGAAACGGACAGAGAGAATAAATTGGTATGCAATCACGCCAAAGATATTTCGGATACCGCATCTTCTTACTTTATCGGGAATCCGGTCAGTTATAAAAGCAATAATGATATTACTGAGCTGACGGACGAACTGGAGAATGCAGGGGCGGATGAGGCGGATGGAGATAATGGGCTTGACCTGTCGATCTATGGCAGAGCGTACGAATACATCTATACCAAAAAAGATGAAACGTCGTTAGTTGTCAAGAATATTTCTCCGGAAAACACGTTCATGGTTATTGACAACACCATTGAGGAAAACGAATTATTCGCTGTATATTATTACGAGCAGAAAGATGACACAGACTGGGAGGTAACGAAATACATAGCCACCATATTGACGCAGAATTACAAATACGTGCTGAATATCATCAATAATGACGATCCACAGAGCTTGTACGAAACGCCGGAACCACACAATAAAGGCGAGGTACCTGTGATTGAATACCTGAATAATAAGCTCGCCATTGGAGATTTTGAACTACAGATACCGCTGATTGATGCTTACAATGTGTTGATGAGCGACCGTGTAACGGATAAAGAACAGTTCATCGATGCGATACTGGCCATCTACGGAGCAATGCTGGCAGATGATGACGATGAAATGGATGAAGAATCTGAAGGTAATGGAAGAAAAGCCATGAAAAGACTGGCAAAAGATAAGTATGTAGAATTACCGAAAGATGCAAAAGCAGAATATCTGGTCCGAACATATGATGAAAACGGTGTGGAGATACTAAAAAAAGCAATTGAACAGGATATCCATAAATTCAGCCACATTCCATGCATGTCAGATGAAAACTTCGGCGGGAATGTTTCTGGTGTGGCCATGGAGTTCAAGCTCCTGGGAATGGAGAATATTACCAAGATCAAGACGAGGTACTACAAAAAGGGACTCAGAAAGAGAATGCGGATATTCACCAGCTATATGTTCACGAGGTCCACAATTCAAATTGATCCGCGAGGCATCACACCGGTATTTACCAGATCGATGCCAAAAAACCTCTTGGAGATCAGTCAGTATGTGGCCAACTTATGGGGCAAGGTCAGCAAAAAAACCTTATTGGCACAGATTCCTTTTGTCGATGATGTAGACGAAGAACTTAAAGCCGTGGAAAAAGAAACAGCGGAGAATATCAAGCAGCAACAGCAACTGTTCGGGAATCATCCGAACGATCCGCCGGAAGATTCACCGGATGAACCGGAAGATCCGGATCAGAAAAAGGATAAGACCAAGGATAAAAGCGACGAGGATTTAACGGATGAATAACGGCTACTGGGAAAAACGGCAGGTACAGAATGCTTATGAAGTATTTGAGAACGCAGAAAAAAAGGCGGATGAAATAGCAAAGGCGTATCAGAAGGCATCCAGATATCTGCAGCTGGCAGCAGATCAGGTGTTTGAAAAGTACCAGGAAAAACATGGATTGACAGAAACAGACGCAATGTCTCTGTTAAACCTTATGCAGGACCGGACATCCTTGGATGAGCTCCTACAGAAGCTGAAAGCAGACGATAAGGATGAATCGAAGAAAGATCTCCTGGCAAAGCTGGAAGCTCCGGCATATGCGGCACGTCTGGACAAGTTCAGACAGCTTCAGATTCAGATAAATACGATCATGACAAATGTGTACAACCAGGAGCTGATAGAAAACCAAAGATTTTATACAAACTTGGCGCAGGAATCATATTATAAAAGCATATTCGATATTCAGCAGAAAGCAGATGCAGCATTTGAGTTTGCGCACGTATCTGCAGAAAAGATAGATATGCTGCTAAACAGCAGGTGGTCCGGGAAGAACTACTCGGAAAGAATATGGAATAACACACAGGAACTGGCCGAATCTCTGAAAGAGGAAATGCTGGTCAGCATGATGACCGGACGACCGGACAGGGAAACCGCTGAGGCTATATCCTACAAATTTGCACAGGGCTCCAGCAAGGCGAGACGCCTTGTAAGAACAGAGAGTAATTATATTTTTACGGAAATGAATTTTGAAAGCTATAAGGCTTGCGGGATTAAAAAGTATAGATACCTTGCCACTCTCGATTTAAGGACTTGTGAAACGCACTGCGTACCGCTGGACGGTAAGATATTCCTGATATCCGAAAGAAAGATTGCAGAAAACTGTCCACCGATGCACCCATGGTGCAGATGCACCGTCACAGCAGTGACAGATGAAGCGGATATCCAGAGACTGCAGCGCAGCGCACTAGATCCTGAAACCGGGAAGAGGATAAAGATACCGGCATCTATGACTTATGCTAAGTGGTACAAAGAATACGTACAAGGAAAACCGAATGCGGAGCTGGAACAAAAGAAAATCAAACATGTTGCAGAGGACAGGAAGCAATATAAGCAATATAGAAAAGTAGTTGGTAAGGATGCTGGTAAAACACTGGATGCATTCCAGGAAATGAAGTATAATAAACCTGAGGAATGGAAAGATCTGAAAGGTTATAAGAAATATCTGACAGATCATCCAGGAAACACAAAGAAAGACTACAAAGCACAGAAAGCACTAGACAAAGCTGGAATAAAAGGTATTGCAAAGATTAAACCGGAAAAAATCGATACATCGGAATACACATACGATGAAAGTCATATAAATACGGAGCGATCACATCAGGTAAGCAGAGCTGAGGCAGAACGCTTTATAAAAGAAGCCGATATATCGCTTACCAGATGGAACGGCAGATTTGTGAATTACTACAGCAAGGATGGTGCTACGTATGTTGATGTGGAAAACAAAAACATCCGGACAACATTTACAAGTCAGGAGTTCGATGAGAACACATTGAAAATAAGGGAGGTGGCAGAAAAGTATGCAGCAAAGAGTAAAAAGAATAAAGTGTCCGCTGTTAAAGAAGGAAATTGACGATGCTGTGTGCTATGACATCCATATGAATGTGGAAGGGCTGGCACCGAACTGGACAATACCGAAAGAGGTATTGGATACAGCGGATTATAAAGACATATGCATGAGATGTAAAAACCATAAGGAATAAATGCCATCAGTTTGATAACTGGTGGTATTTTTATATCAAGAATATGAAACGCAAATGGAAATACACAGTTAAATCAGATGCGGACAGAATGGCACCAAAATGGCTGGCGATCCGGATCGATGATGACATGATCAAATTTATTTACGTAATTGACGATGGGACAGCAAAACTGAAAGGAGTGAGAATAAACCATGAATTTGCAAAAATCGGTGACACGGTATGTTTCAATGGTAAGCGGCTATCAGTAGAAAGGCGGTGATCCAATTATCTCCCTTTGAGACGCAGGGTTATGCGTCTTATTTTTATGCCTTTTTCTGCAGGCGGTAAAGAACAGAAATAACTAAGCCCGGAAGATCATCCGGCAGAAAGGAAAAAGATGAAAAAAAGAAACATGAAAATGCAGTTAAAACTGCAGTTTTTTGCCGCTGATCCGGATGGTGACAATCCAAACCCTGACGGGAAACCGGATGGCGGTGATCCGGAACCTGACAAAAACGATCCAAAACCATTATCGTTTGATGATTTCCTGAAAGAGAAAGGGAATAAAGAAGAATTTGACAAACGTATTCAGGCGGCACTCGAGACAGAGCGGCAGAAATGGGAAGATATTTCAAACGAAAAACTGTCCGAAGCTGAAAGGCTGGCAAAAATGACATCGGCTGAGAAAGAAAAATATCTCAGCGATAAAAGGAAAAAAGAGCTTGATGACAGAGAAGCAGAGATCACACGCAAAGAGCTGATGGCAGAGGCAAAGAATACACTGACAGAGAAGAAGCTCCCGGTTGAACTTGCGGAAGTGTTAAATTACGCAGATGCAGAGAGCTGCAATAAGTCTATTGCTGCTGTAGAGAAAGCGTTCGGGGCAGCAGTTGAAGCAGCTGTAAATGAACGATTGAAGGGTGGAGAACCATTAAAGAAGCCGGCGGCCGGCAACGACATGTCGGAAGAAGAGAAGATTCTTAAATATATGCGTGGAGAAATGTAAGGAGGAAATAAAACATGGCGATTAACACATTAGAAAAAGCTGCCCTGTTCCAGAAATCGCTGGATCTTCTGGCGGTACAGGAACTGACTACAGGCTGGATGGACAAGAATGCCGGCCAGGTGAAATACAGTGGTGGAAAAGAGGTCAAGATCCCTAAGATGGAGCTGGACGGACTCGGAAACTACGACATGGACAACGGATTCGAAAGAGGATCTGTAAAACTCGAATATGAAACAAGAGAAA